ATTTGCAATATCTCGTCTAATATCTTTAGCTGATGCAAACATTACTGCTCCTCTAACTTATCATCGCCAGCCTGTATGTGCGATGACATTTGCAACTTAACGTCATCGATTACTTGTATTACACGGGTTAATTGTGACGGTGTTAATCCACAATCACGCTCTAAAATATCAGGCAAAGTATCAAGTGACTGCACTACTGATTTTGCCAAAAAACTCATCTCTTGAGCAACTTCAAACGCTGGCACTAGTTCTCCAGTGTCTCTCTCATATTTAAGTCTTTCATTCTCCGCCTGCCAAAATGCCCGTCTCTCAACAGGTGACAAACTATCAACATCTGCCGTCATTTTTTCGGCAAGCCCGATTTTGATTAAATCAGATATTGCGTATAACTTTAATTTTGAGTTACTGCCGATAGCAGGTGTAAGTCCTGCGACCCGTTGTGATACGGTCTGACGGTGCATTCCGACAAGTTCGGCAATCTGATTTATATTGAGTTTTAAATCGAATAAATTATCCATACCGAGACCGTAAAAATGCCTAAAAAGTAAAAAAGATGATGATGCCTAAGATGTCAAAAAACTGTCGAAAACCGCGCGCCCGAAACCCCGTGGAAAGGGGTATCCCCTCAGGAGTACCTTTTCTAACCTGACTTACTCACACTAATTTCGCTAAATTTATTTAATTTGTAATATTTACATAACATAACTTAGATATAACACCGAGGATTTTTATACGAGCCTCGGAACTAGATTTAAATTATGTAGCATACACTTTACTTTTTATCCTTGTGAAAGTGTGAAAGACAAGTCGCGGCGAGAATCTTTGTTCGCTCTACGCCGCTTTAGATTTCCAAAAACAAATCCATTTGCTTAAGTTTTGCGAGTTCCGTTTCAAAGTGCGCTTTTTCCTGCTTGCGTTGGTTTAATAGCTTGCCGGCTATTGAGCCGTTAGCGCGTGATTTGCTTTCATCTTCAAGTAAGCGATTTAGACGCTCTTGGATTTCATCGCGTCGCGCAGTACCGGTAGTCCAGTAATCCCAAAGAACTTCGTAGCATTCTTTTTGATAGCGGATCAGCTTTTCTTTTAGTTCCGGCTTAACTCGGTTAGTATCAATGCCAAATAACCAACCGTTGAGGTAATGCAACGGAAGGCAAACTGATTCCTGTTCACCACCATTAGAAGGTGTTCGTATGATACGAATACCTGAACTTAACACCTCTTTACGCTTCAATCGTTCAAATTGAGCGTGCCAAGCCAATCCGATATTCTCGCAAATAGGTTTCATTGGCACATAAGGTTTGTTATCATATTCAACGACAACAATTTCCGTTCCGAAGAACGGCGCTTTTAATATCTGCATATTAAACTCCATAAATGAAAAACCCGGTCAAGCGTTAACTTGATCGGGTTTGTTTTAGAAGTCCTAACCATCCTACCTATCGGCTTGGTATCTACCAATTTAAAGCTGTTAGACGTTAAAAGCTGTTATTTATCGTTCTTAGTTTGATTAATCCACTTATTGATGTTTGTGATTTGGCTCGCGCACATATCACGCTCACCTTGCACTACAATTAAATATTCCACTGCCTCACCGTATGTACTGCCTGTAAATGGAGTTTTAATACAAGGCGTTAAGAAAGCTTGAGGCGGATAGATATACTCCGTCTTTGTCGTCACCTTATTAGTGCAACCGCTCAATAGCATCGTCATAGATGCGAGTGTTATAACAAGACTGTGATTTAATAATCTTTCTGACAACTTGTACTTTGTCTTGTGTTGTTTGTTTAATCTCATCGTTAATAACTCTCTGCTGTTCCACCGCTTGGCGCTCCACCTCAATCGTATCTTTTAGCGATTGATTAACCTTTTCCTGCTCTACAATGAGGCTAGCCTGCGCTTGGTTTTCGGCTCTTAAGTCATTTATCGCCCCGTGCTGATACCAAATCCAACCACACAGGCTAGCCAATACTGCAAGGTAAATCAGGGTTGATTTATTAACCATTCCCCCCCTCCATACTAATCCACCATTAACGCACGAAATAATCGGCATCGGTCATCTAAACCATTGGTGCCACCATTGATCCTAATCGTTACCTTTTGGACCGAATCAATAGATGCCAAGTCGTTAAAAATCCAGTACCAGACTGCCGCTTTGACCGCTAAATCTAAATTACTTGATACTTCTTTAGGGTTGATCGTATCGCCTAACCAATGGGCAAATCGGATATAGTTATCCTTACCAGTGATTTGAATTAATCCACAGCCACGATAATTCCATCCATCCATCGTTTCTTCTGGGCCATTCCCCATTCGGTTTGCGTAAACTCGGCTTGCAATTTTTTCTGGCTTCCGCTCGTACTGGCGAGCGATGTTAGGATTAGGAAAATACTTACGGAAAACTCTCATCAAGCCATCAGCCGAATAATTTAAGTTTTCGCTAAAAGTGGTAAACCCCGCTGTTTCGTGCCCGCATTGAGCAAGAAACATTGCTTGTTGTTGTTTGTTATAACAGCCAGCCAAATCAATATATTTTGATATTGCCTGATAAACCCCTTTAATTGCTTTTGGGAAAACTCTATTGAATGTCGTTTCGGGAATAATCATTGTCATCTTTGTCAATCCTACGATTAATAAACTTAAACAAAAATTCGCGTATTTTTTCGGTACCGATAAATCCAATCATCGTGCCGAAAAAAGCTGAAAAATCTGTGTGACCGAATATATGAGTACACACAGGTACTGCCACCCCAGCAATAGACGCACAAATCATCGCATCAATAAATACATAGCGAAATGCTGGTTTCTTGCGCATAAATCCCATTCTTAGGAGCGACATAAAAACCGCTGCACCAGCACTTTGAATTGAACCGTTGCCAAAATTGATTTGTAACCAAGCCCAAATCAAAGCCCATACATCTGGATCTTTCATAGGCATTCTTTTTTTACCTCAAATAAAAAAGATAGCTCCCCTCGTCGTTACCACTAACAGATAGCGATAAGGGTTCTATATATTCCGCTCTCCATCCACCTACCATCATCATATGATTCATCGATTGACAAACTCCCTACATAGACTCTCTAAGTCTCCTTATGCCCAGCGTCTGAAGGACCGCTCATGGGTGTTTGGGCTAGTATTCCTTACACAGCTCTTACTTAGTGGCTATGCCTCCTACTCCTCTTACAATATCGGTGTGACCAGCCTAGAGCGTGTCTTATCTCTCATACCCTATATGATCGTGCATAGCGGAGGCTGGGCAGTCGCTCTATGGGGTATTATGGCTTGGCCCCGCAAGTGGCTACCTAGCATCCTCATAGGAGGGCTACTACTAGCGATCATCGTAGGCTTCTACATAATCGAGGCCGTCCTACTCCAAGAGTATCATACGCTATACAATGTCGATCTAGCACTCCTACTACTATCGACAAACACCAGAGAAGCTAAAGAATCATTCTCGATCTTACATGCTAGCTCATTCGTATGGGGCATTGCAGGCTTGCTTCTAGCTTCCCTCGGTGGATATCTAATTGGACGATGGATCAAACGTAGTCATTTCTACCACGTGGTATGGGGAGCCCTACTCCTGCTGATCGGTGGAGTCGGGGCTATCCTTCCCTTCGCTTACCAACATCTTGACTCACGCATCATCCCCTCATCCTATACGACAAGCTACGAGCGAGCGATCCTGAGCACGACCTACGGCTATCTATTAAGCAAGAAGGTGGAGAAGCGCTATGCTGCGATGAGTCGCCTAGAGGGGTTGGAATCTCTCACCGTAGAATCACCTCCCTTTGACGAACCCATAGACATCATCTTTGTACTCGGGGAGTCTACTCGCCGTGACTATATGCATTGCTACGGCTATCCGCTACCTAATACACCTGGGATGGATTCGCTATTAGCTGATAGCTCCCTCATCCTCTTCAAAGACGTCACTGCCCCTGCGACGACGACTAACTATAGCTGCCAGCGTACCTTGACCTACTACACTAATGGCGAAGGCACCAAGGAGTGGTATGACTACCCTAACCTCCTAGGTACACTCCAGCGAGCAGGCTGGGCGACAGCCTGGGTCACAAACCAAGAGACAACTGGCATCTATGCAGCCAGTCGCATCTTCTCCCCATTTGCAGATGTTCTCCGTGAGTGCCACGGAGGTGCTAGTGGGAAGCTTGACACGAGCGAGCATGCATTGGATGACCTAGGAGGAGCGTATGACACCTCTGTCCTCCCACTCCTCCAGACCTATAGTGGACTCCCTGACAGCCTACGCCAAAAGAAGCCACGGGGACTCTTCGAAGTAGTACACCTCATGGGAGCCCACTTCGACTATGCGAAGCGTTTCCCTCCTAGCTTTGCACGCTTCCGACCTCAAGACCTTCCACGTAAATTGGATAACAAAAAGGGGCAAGTGGTTGCGAACTACGTGAACTGTGTATACTTCACTGATTATGTTTTCACAGAGATTGTGAAGCGCTATGCTCATCGTCCCACCCTGGTCTTCTTCCTATCTGACCATGGAGAGATCCTCTATGACAACCCCAAGGAGCCAAACTACTATGGACATAATCCCTACATGATCATACCCGGGGCTATCGAAGTACCCTTCTTAGTCTATCTCTCTCCGTCCCTCAAGGCAAAGTATCCTGCCGTTCAGGAGCTATTCTCTCGTGCCAAAGACTTACGAATCTCGGCTGATCTCCTAACTCATACTCTGACATCCTTCCTCGGCATCCGCACACGCTATACCGATCCTCGCCTAGACTTCCTATCTCCCGGCTATGATCCCCAGCGAAAGCGTATGGTGACGGCTACCGAAGCTGAATCTTTTGAGGTCGACTAGCTCTGCGAGGGGGAAGCATATCCCCCTAGGAGAAAGGGGGCTTCTTCTCCTGATCTCCTAGCTACAACCTACTATAAAAGCACTCCGCCCCCACCAACCCCGCCAACGGCCTGACCGCCGCCGCGCAAACCCGATTCCTCAATCCGAACAACGGTGCCGAACTGTTCCGTGC